GCCAAAAGGTGTAGATTGGAATGACCTTGTTAACTTTGAACAAGAGGATAATACAACAGGCAGTCAAGAGTTAGCCTGTGTGGGTGGTACATGTGAAATAGTGTAGTTAGCCAACACTTATATGTACGTTAAAGTGTTTCTTATAGTTTACAATGTATACTGTAGTATACAAAAGCCCCCTAGGAGAGAAACCTAAGGGGCTTTTTGTTACTCTTGTGGTATCAAGGCTCCAGTAGTTAAGCCCATAACTTTAAAAGCGTCTTCCTTACCCAATAAACTTATTATAACACCTTTAGAAAGTTCTTCACCTTTGGCTAATTTACTATTAGCTTCTTTAACTATAGCTATCTTTTTAGAGATATTTTCTGGACTTAATTGGCCTTTAACTGCTTTACCAAGAAGAAGATAAAAAGCAGCACCTGTTACTGTAGGACTTTTAGCTGTAGAAATTTCACCGCCTCTAATAGCTAAAGATGTAGCACCTTCTGAACCTTGTATTCCTTTACTCATTAGGTCTATTTCATTAGCTAATGTTCTAATTTTATTACCTTGTTCTTTTCCTACAATAGCCTTAAACGTATCCGCAAACTTCTCATTATTCATATTCTTAATAAAGTTTAACCCATCTTGTGAAGTCCCAGTAGGGAATAAACCGTTTAAGTACTCTCTTTCAATAGACTGAAACAAATCTTGCCCTTCAATGTCTTTACCTAAAGACTTAGCCCTATTAATTAACTTATTCAACTGAGAAACACTGGTTCTTTCTCCGTTTTTTACTAAAAACTCACCTATCTGAGCAGGGTTGCCTTTATTTACAGCCTTAACTATCCAATCTCCATGTATGTCTTTAATACCTTCTCTATAAAGATCACTAACCTGCTTATACTTTTCGTTTAACACTGGGTTAAATTGTTGTGCAGTGGTATCCATAGATTTACTTAAATTATCAATAGCTTTGTTAATTAAACCTTCAGCTTTAGAGCTTTTCTCTCCCACAGAAGCAGCAGCATCTCTTTGCATAGCTTTTAGTGTTGACAGTTCTAAGTGAGCTTCTGCAAAAGACATTTCATCGCGCATACTAACTAATTTGTCTGCTATTTTCCTATGTGCGCCTAAAATACCTGATTCTCCAGTTCTTTTAGTTAGCTCGTTAAGAGCAGAAGTTCCTAACTTTCTAGTAGATTCTGGCCTAATTAATTTTTTATGTCTTTTAAGTTGATTATTAAGATTACCTGCGGCTGCTTTAAGAATGTTTTTAGCTTTAGGGTCTGTATACTGTTGGGACAAGCTCCTAAGTCTGTTAATTGTTTTTGTAGTTTCAGAAGGAGAGAGCTTATTGTTTAATTTAGATATAAGTTCAACAGCACTTTTTATGTCAGAAGAGGAAGGCGAGGCTTTCATTGCTCTTAAAGCGTTATTTTTAACAGTACCTGTTCCTAAAAAAACTGAACCTTCTTTATCAATAGCTCTGTATAGAGGAGCAGCTTTAGCTGTTAGAGCTTTATCAGCATCTTTAACTAAACCTTGAACAGCCAGACCTAACTCATCTCTAGTTAGTCCTTTACTTAACTGTCCTGTTAATATTTCTTCAAAAGAGTCTTTAATGAAGTTTTCTTGTCCTTTAATAATTGATTGATACTCACCGCTTAAAAAGGCAGAACTTGCTGCATAATCTTGTGCAAGAGAAGCACCTTTAAACTCAGGAACAGCTTGTTGAGGAAGTAGTTTTTCTCCTCTCCTCGTCAGTTTAGTGTTTAAAACTTCAATTTGTTCTAGTTCTTCTTTTCTCTTACCTAAGTTTTTTTGTATAATTTTTACTTGTTCCTCAGCAACATTTCCTTCTTTTACTATATTTTCAAGGGTTGTGTCCCCTCTTTGTATGGCTAATGCTGCTCTCGCAGCTTCTGTCTCATTACCGCCTTTAATATAATCAGGAGAAAACATTTTGTCAAAAGGAGACCATACTTTAGAAAGAGCTTTACCTACTATGTTAAAACCTGCACCAAAAACAGCATCAGTGGCCGCAGCATAAATAGCCTCTTCACCTGCTTTTTCTACGTTAAAGTCTCTATCTTCTACATAAGACTCCCCTACTTCTCCTAAAAAATAACCAACACCTGCACCTATTGCTCCTCCGGCTAAAGTACCAAGAGGGCCAAAAGCGGTTCCATAAGCTGCTCCTGCATAAGCACCTCCAAGTCCCCCACCTAACTCTCCTATTAAAGAAAGATAGTCAGCGTTTGTGTTATAATCTTTATTATAGTCTTCTTCTGTAGCAAGCCCTTCTTGCAATGCGTACATTTTAAGATCGTTTGAAGAAAAATCATCAGGAACTCCTGTGACAATCTGACCATTAGGTAGTTTTCTATCTGCCATTTTAATATTCCTAGACTTTATTTATTTCTAAAAGCTTCTGCCGTGCTTAAAGCAGAGGATGAGGGCGTAACAAAAGATGGGGCTTGCTGCTGCATCGCCTGTTGTAAGAGTGCTGCTTTGTCCGCATCAAACTCAACATCAGGCAAAGGTAAGTCATATGTTAAGTTAAACTCTTTAGCAACTAAATCGGCATAGCCGTCTTCCTCAATTAAGTTTCTCCATGACTTAGAAAAACCTGATAAATTTCCCCTGTTCTCGTTTAGATAGTCAGCTTTATATTCATTTCTTTTAGTTGCAAAAGCTGATAATTTAGCCTGTAACTTTAAAAACTCTTTAATTTCACCGGCACTCCAAGAGGAGTCAGGGAAACCTTTTCTAATTAAATCAATATCTCTATCAGAAGCAACTCCCGGAGGCAGATTACCTATGATTCCTGTATTTACTAAATTGTCAAACTCAGTTTTTAAAGAATCTACAGCGGTTTGACCACCCACAAACTTTTTAAACGCTCCAAAAGTACTACCTAATGCTCCTCCTAAAGGGTTTTCTTCGTTGTAACGATCAAGAAGTCTTAAAGCTTGTCTTGATTCTCCTGCTGACTTTGTAGCAGCGTCTTCAGCTAATGCAATACGCTCTATATCATCATTTAACAGTTTACGTTCGCCTGTTCTTACATCTTCTAATCTTTTCTCTTCTAACTCTAAACGCTTGTTTTGTCTTTCGCTTTCTAAGTTATACCGTCTTAATGACTCTGCTTTATCTTCATCTCTTTGGCTTTTATCTAAAGTTAGCTTTGCTTCTTTATCTTGCATGTTTTTAATCATAGAAGCAGTCTTAGCTGCCCCTGTCCTATCACCACGTATCTGCTGTATTTTAGCTAGTGTAGTCAAACCTTCAACAGTGTTTAAATCTAACTTAGCTTCAGCAGCAGCCAATCTTTCTTGATCTGAAGGTGCGCCACCACGCACAGCTCTACCTAAGCCTTCGCTTACACGCCTATTTTGCTGTGCGCCAAAGGCTCCCCGAAAGTTAGGAGACCCTGCTACAGGCTGTTGCATTACAGGTTGCTGTCCGCTACTGACACCAGTTAGCATACGCATTAAATCTTGATTAGCCATTATTAATTACCTTTTTAAGTCTTTTGTTGTTTTTATCAGTCAAATAAACCACCTAGCCATCCACCTAGTTGACCAAACAAGCCGCTATCACCACCTGAACCGCCTAAAGTAATACCAAGTTCAGCAGCTTTTAATTGGTCTTGGAAAGAAGGCGTTTGACCAAACAGACTACCCAACAAAGCTGACTGCTGTCCTAGTCTTAACTGATTAGCCATGTCTTCTGCTTGCATACGTCCTTCTAGTCCAGACTGTTGTAGCTGAGAACCTAGCTCTGTACCAGTTCTACGTCCAATATCTGCATATCCTGCAGGTACTGAACTTCCTTGCAACATAGCTAATGCTTGCTGTTGTGGAGAGTAACCTGCCTGTAGTAACCCCTGTCCTCCGGCTAAAGCTTGCTGTTGCTCTGCTAAAGCTTGCTGTCTTGCCCTTATATTGGCACCACCCATTGCTTCCTGACGAGCAGTTTCCTGTGCTAATAGTTCAGGAGAAGCACCGCCATAAGCATTAGACTGCATACCTAAACGTCCCTGAGAAAGCATACGTTCTTCGGTAGCTAAACGCTGACGTTCTTCTTCAGGCCGCTGAGTAGCCCTTAATTGCTCGTAGATAGCTGATTGCTGTGCCGCAGGGTCTTGGCCCACTTGTCCAAATAAACCTGCTGCTTGGCCCATTAGCTGTTGTTGTAGAGCCTGTTGCTCAGGAGAAAGGTTAATACCATAACCACCCTCAGCAGTTGTGCCTACATTAGCTAAACCGCTAGTTACAGTATAAGGTTTAAACTCAGAACCTGTTTGAGCTTTATCTGCTAATAAACCAAACTGGTCTTGTCTTTCACGACCATACTGTTGTAGTTGATCTATGTTTTTTTGTCCAAGGATGTATTCACCACCTGTCTTAAACAAGTCGTTATAACCACCCCCTAGTAAAGTATCAAAAAAGCCCGCCATTAGTAAGTTCCTCCAGTAATTGTGTTAGCCGTTAATGTGCCTGTAACAGTTACTGTAGGGGCTGTGACTGTTCCTGTAAATGTTGGTTCAGCTGTGTTGGCTTTAGTAGCACTAGCTATGGCAATGTTATTAAATTCTGTGTCAATTTCAGCACCTTTAACAATCTTGTTCGCATCACCCGAACTGAGAGAGTCTTTAGTCGCAAAGTTAGTAGTCTTTGTATAGTTGGACATTAAATGAGTCTCCCTAGTAGAGCGTGTATGTCAATTTTTTGAATGGAAAAGGCTGAACCGTTAAGCTCAGATTCAATACCAATAGTCACTACTTCACCGCTACCACTAGTGTTGACTTTTGGTGTGTTAATTACAGCAGAGGCTGTATATTCTGCGGTTGTATTGTATTCTGAAATACCATATTCCCCTGCATTACTTGTGCCTGTTAAACTAAACACTTGTTTAGTATAGTTAGTACTATAGTCATAACCCCAACTTAAAGTAGAGTTAGTATTCTGACCACCAATAACAGTAATGTTAAACTTCTTTAAAAACTTTAAGTTAGAAGAGTTACCAAAGTCCATTGGATTACTAAAGTAACGCATCTGATACTTATTTGTTCCGTCTAAATAACCATTATACTTGACTATCCCTGAAACAAGACCAAAGTATATTGAACCATCCTCAAGCACTTCCATAGACAAAGGCAAAAGACTAGACCACGTTGTTGCTCGTTGTGACCCATCTTCCAAAGGAGACCGCATGTCAAAACAAAACACTAAGTTACTATCCGGTAATGTTAAAAGATAAAATGCTTCATCTGCGCTGTATATAGACTTAATAGCATTATTTTGTAAAGGTACTAAATGCATTAAATCAGTACGAACATTCTTACTAATGTCACGCATGGGCATAGACTTTTCTTGTATAGTCCTACCAAAACTACGCACACCTGAGTCCGACAAGAATAAAATATCAGTCCCTGTTTGCTGTACTGAGTCACGCGCAATACAACCGACACCTTCTATAGTGTCCGTAAGAACCATAGAAGCAGGAGAAGATGCTCCTGAATATACAAGTATAGACTTCTTGCCAAAGATAACTAAGAAGTTGTTATGAGCAGCTAGTGCAACTACCTCATCGTGACCAGTAGGCCAAACAGTTGTTAGATTAAGACTTCCTGAAGCACCGCCTGTCCAAGCATGGCCATTAAGTGTATCACTCCAATAGATTGTGTGCTTGTTACCTACAATATCTGTAACCCATAACTTACCAAAAGCAGCTAAGGCTTCATTAGCTATAGGCATTGTACCTGTAGCATGTGAGTGGTCAGCTACGGCCTCTAGTACAAAAGACCCTGACTCATCCGTAGCGAGCAAAGGTTGATGTCCTAACTGTACCATATACAAGTGATTGTTAAAGGTGACACACTTCCAGTTATTAGCTGACGGAGAATAACCGCTAGGTGTTATGTCTACTAAAGTACTAGTACCTTTAAATATTTTATTGTTACCTGCAGAAATAACTACTTTAGTTCCGCTTTGATCTACAAACTCAAATACTGTTTCTATGCCACGGCTACTACCTAATACAGAAGAACCGTTTCCTGATACAGCATCCCAACCTTTACGAGCGCCAATACGTCCTAGCTTATCAATAACACAGTTATCAGCAACAGAAGCAAACGAAGGATCAACACCAATAGGAGAGTCCTGTGTGTTAAGACCAAAGAAAGCAGGTGCTGCTACTGTAATGTTTTGTAATTGTTGTGCCATTTAAGAGTACCAGATAGTTTCTTCAGGGTGTTGTGCTGCATCAAAAGCAATAGCATCAGAAAGTGTTCTATCAGCTAAACCAAACAATTCTGCTGCGCTAGTACCACCTGTTTCACCACGCTCCCTTGCAGCCAAAGCAGTTGCTATTTGAACCACAGGAGAAGAAGGAATGCTTAACACATCTGTGTCTGCTGTAAAATCATGTGTACGTAATACTACGTTAAATCTTACTTGGTATGCTTTATCAGGTTTAGGATATAAATCTACACCATTGTCGCCATTAGCGTCTACACCGTTAAAGCTATAAAACTGAGGTGTTCCTGTAGGAGCGTCATCAATTAAAAAAGCATTATTCATCCAATGAGAAGTTTTATAATGCATAAAAAAATTAGAAGTATCGTTAATGACATCAAGAATCTTCATTTTGTTCTGAGAGTTAGTAAGTGTATAATTAAAAGTTGAAGCAGAAGTAGAAACAGTCAACGTAGTCCGCAAAGCAGTCCAATCATAAGAGTCTTCTACTGTACGTTTAGCATCGTTAACAAACTCCCCTATAAGCTTTGAGTAATTATTTTGAGAAACACTTGAGACTTCGTCTTCTCTAATTCTACGCAGTACGCTGTTTACAAGTTGTAAGTATGTCATTAGTAAGGGAACCTTCTTTTTGGTTTAGCGCCTGTTAGCATACCTTGTTGGCTAGTGGGGGCTTCTGGTTGTCTTTGTTGGTTTAAAAATTGTTGTAAAATATCAGTTCTAGCTAAAGAAGTAGGAGTTTTTTGTGATTGTGCATAAGGATTAAAAGACAACAATTCTTGAGTAGAGCCTATTTTTGTTTTTAAAGTAATTAAGTCTTTAAACAAAGAGTCAGTAGTTCTTGTAGCAGGGGTTCCTGCTTCTCCTCTAACACCTCTAGCACCTTCAGCACCAGTTTCTCCAGTAGCGCCAGTTTCTCCAGTTTCTCCAGTTTCTCCGTCAATGCCATCTATGCCATCTATGCCGTCAATGCCGTCTATGCCTTCAATACCATCTATGCCATCAATACCATCTATGCCATCAATACCATCTATGCCATCTATGCCATCTATGCCGTCAATACCATCTACGGGATCAACTATAGGATCAATAGGATCAATAGGATCAATAGGATCAATAGGATCAATAGGATCAATAGGATCTATAGGATCAATAGGATCAATAGGATCTATAGGATCAATAGGATCAATAGGATCAATAGGATCTATAGGATCAATAGGATCAATAGGATCAATAGGATCAATAGGATCTACGGGATCTACGGGATCTACGGGATCTATAGGATCAATAGGATCAATAGGATCAATAGGATCAATAGGATCTATAGGATCTACTGGATCTACTGGATCTACGGGATCTACAGGATCTACAGGATCTATAGGATCTACAGGATCTACAGGATCTATAGGATCTATAGGATCTACTGGATCTATAGGATCTACTGGATCTACTGGATCTATAGGATCTACAGGATCTATAGGATCTATAGGATCTACTGGATCTATAGGATCTACTGGATCTACTGGATCTACGGGATCTACAGGATCTACAGGATCAACGGGATCAATAGGATCAATAGGATCAATGGGATCAATAGGATCTATAGGATCAATAGGATCTATAGGATCTACAGGATCTATAGGATCTACAGGATCTATAGGATCTACTGGATCTACGGGATCTACAGGATCTACAGGATCTACAGGATCTATAGGATCTATAGGATCTAAAGGATCTATAGGATCAACGGGATCAACGGGATCTACAGGATCAATAGGATCTATAGGATCTACAGGATCTATAGGATCTACAGGATCAATAGGATCTACAGGATCTATAGGATCAATAGGATCTATAGGATCTACAGGATCTATAGGATCTACAGGATCTATAGGATCTACAGGATCAATAGGATCTACAGGATCTATAGGATCTACTGGATCTATGGGATCTACAGGATCTATAGGATCTACCGGATCTACGGGATCTACAGGATCTACAGGATCAACGGGATCAATAGGATCAATAGGATCAATGGGATCTACAGGATCAATAGGATCTACAACATTAAACCCATCTAATATGTTTTGTATAATATCTTCAAGGGTGACAGTATCAGTTCCATTACCCTCCTCTTCGCCTACACGTTGTTCCCACGTATAAATTTCAGATGTATCTACAAATCCGTCATCGTTAATATCTACATCATCAAAAGAACCACCAAGCCAACCATCAGGATACTCAGCAGCAAAAACATCTTCAGTAAATGTTTCTAGTTCATATTCTACATCTATATAATCAGATGGGTAATCACCGTAAGTATCTTCATAAGATTGACTATTATCTAAGTCTGAGGCGTGGTGTCCACCTAATCTTTCATACTCTGCTTCTAAGGCTTCCCTCATTGCAGGATCTGTTGCCTCTAAAGCAGCTTCATAAATTTGACGCTGAAGTACGCTGTCGTGAATTGTAGGGTCAAAATCAGGATTAGGTACCTGTCTTGTTTTAAATTCAGGGTCTGGATCATCTACAGGATCATCTACAGGATCATCTACAGGATCTACGGGATCTACGGGATCTACAGGATCAATAGGATCTACAGGGTCTACTGGGTCTACAGGGTCTACAGGGTCTACAGGGTCTACAGGGTCTACAGGGTCTACAGGGTCTACAGGGTCTACAGGGTCTACAGGGTCTACAGGGTCTACAGGATCTACAGGATCTACGGGATCTACAGGGTCTACAGGGTCTACAGGATCAATGGGATCTACAGGATCTACAGGATCTATAGGATCTACAGGATCTATAGGATCTACAGGATCTACAGGATCTATTGGGTCTACTGGACCTACTGGACCTACTGGACCTACTGGATTTACAGGGTTTTTAGGACCTACAGGATCAACTGGATCTACAGGATCATAAATATCAGAATCATCCCAAGGATCTACAGGATCTACAGGATCTACTGGATCTACTGGATCTACTACTGGAGGCTCAAACACAGGCTCAAAAGGGTCTATATAAATAGGGTCTATTTCAGGCTCTATTTCAGGACCATCGTCTGGACCTTCAGGTAAAGTTCCTGTTGGATAAATTATATTCCCATCTTCATCAAAAATTGATTCTGATCCGCTATCTATAGCTGCTTGTATAGCTGCTTGTATAAGCCTTTCTAGTTCGTCTTGGTCGTCTCCGTCTTCTTGACCCTCGTTGTAAACGTCTTGTATTTCTCCAATTAACTTATTAATTTGTTGTGGGTCCATGTCACCAAAGTTAGGAGCGCCTTCAAAAGCCCCTGTCATTGAAAACCAATCATCCCCATGCAATGTTTCACCTGATAAACCCTTCATAACTGCAAGCATAGCGCCAAACTGTGGGAAAATAGTACCCATCACTTGCATCCAAGGGTTGTCCCAATCACTTTCAGGTGCTATATAAACTGTAGAATAAGTACCTATAGGGCCAAAGTTTGTAAACTTTCCTAAGTTATCTCCTCGCCCACCTTGATCGCTTGTAGGATCAATACCAGAATCACCATAATAAATCTGGTCTGCTGAAGCAGACATTAAGTCTTTACCAAGATTAAGGTAAACTGTCTGGCCGCCTATTTCTTTAGATAAGGGAATGTTGTTTGCTTCTAAATAAGCAAGCATTCTTTCTGATATTGCGTTAATACCTGCGGGGTTATAACCAAGTAAGCTTTCTTGATACCCTTCATTTCTCATTAATTTTGCATTGTTTAAAGCAGTATGCTCACGGAACTGTTCTTCCATGTTAGCTAGTTCAGTACCATAATTAGTTAAACCCTCTTCCGTAGATGTATACTGTGTTGCATCGCCCCACTCGTAGTTATTTGCTTGATACACTTTCTCGTAGTATTCAAGCAAAGGAAAATATTCTTGGTCAGGATTGTCGTGCTGACGCTGTAAAGCCGCAGCTAGTGCAGGATCGCTAGATACTAAAATACCATAAGCGTACTCAGGCAGTGTCCACTCTTCTTCTTCTTCTTCTACAGGGTCTATTGGGCTTGTTGGAGCTAACGGGTCTCTAGGGTCTACTGGGTCTAACGGATTTATTGGGTCTATTGGGTCTACAGGATCATAAATATTAGAATCATCCCAAGGATCTACAGGAGCTATAGGATCTATAGGATCTTTAGAATTTTTAGGTTGAGTATCAAAAGGAGAGGTTTTAATACCAAAGTCTTCCATGAAATCTGAAAACAAGTCATCTGTTGTTTTTGTAGGAGAAGGTCTGGTTGAAAACTCAGGCTCGTCAAAAGTACTAGCAAAAGGACTGCCGGTTCCGTTAAAACTTTGTGGAGACTTTGCCATTAATTATCTCTCGCTACGTTATTCTTTTTTTCATAAGAGCGCATGGCTCCAAGACCTAACATACCCATTAGTACACTAGTAAGCAATGAACTATCTACAGGAGGGACAGTAAACCAGATACCTAAGATGGGTGCTAAGATTGTAGAGTAAAGTAAAGCTAATCCACATATCCAACCAATAGCAGGTCGCCAACCTGACACAAATAAACTCTTATGTGCTGCTTCAACTTTATTAACTTCTAACTGGCCTTTGGCTAATTCTTGGGCGTGACGCTCTGCCATAGTAGCCAATTCAAAAGCTATGTTATTCTTAGTGTCTTTATCTTCAATAACTTTATCTAATAAACTAGTTATTGGTTGTACTAAACTATTTAATATACTCATTATTATAGCATATCCTTAGACAAAAGTCAAGATAAAGTTTACTTAGATTTCTTATTAAATAAACCTTGGATTGTGTCAGACTCCCAAATACGTATGCCTAACCATACAATAGTCAGTATGGAAGCTGTAGGTGGTAGCCAAGCAGCCATAGAGAGAACTGCTGTTGAAGCTGCTGCTACGTCAATTACTTGTTTAGTTTCTTCAACCATTGTTAGAATCTCTCTACGACTATTATTGTAACAGTAGCTATGCATAAAATTATAGCCAGTATAAGTCCACCAATAACTTTAGGGTCTTTAAAATCTTCGCTCATCTCTACCTCTTAAATATTACTACAGTTTTTGAATCAACAAATTTTGGTAGACAATAAGACCGATAAGGAACTTCATATTGTGGATCACCTTGCAGGGTCAAGCGTCGCGCAAAGTAAATGCAATGATCTAAATCTTCAAACAATCCAAACTGGCTAACTTTATCAACGTACCCATCAACAAGAGTTTCAAGCATTAAAGCAAACACAAGAGTGTTCACTTTAGTACCTTTGTCTTTCTATCGACCCAAGCTAATTTGCATTTGCATTCAGTAGGCTCAAAGTAACTTCGTTCTCTACTATAGTTCTGTGCGTAGTACATGCAAGCATTTAGCTCTTGAAAATACATTGTTTTATCGTGATCTATTTCACCATTGAAAAGAAAAACTAGAGCCACGACGAGTTTCATTACTTAGCTAACAACGCTTGGACTAGAGCCTGTATCTGCTCGTTAGTCTGCTCTTGTATTTTCTCTTGCCTAGCCAATGAGTCAACAATAGCATCAACCTTTGTCTCTGTTATTGCTACAGCCTGACCGTTAGCCTGAGCCTTAACAGCAGTTTCTTTAACGATAGCTTGTATACGCTTTACGTCTTCACTGGTAGATTCCGCATTAGCCTGTGCCGCACCATAACTTATAGCCCCCACGAACAAAGACACTACCAAAGGTAATGCCCACGTAGGTATGCTTATAGTGTTATCACTCATTGTTTTGCTTCTCCTTTAAGATGCTGTGTAGCCATTACCTGCAACAATCGCGGCATCACAGGCTGTAAAGTCTTCACTGCCCCAATCATCTTTAGCAACCATAAGCTCTAGGTGCTGTACGTTTCTATCCACACAATCCTGTCGGTCTGCGGCATCATCTTCAGCCATAGCATTACCTGCGATTACGTCTGTGATAAGTGCTACGCTGTGTCCCATTGCTGTGAAGTCTGATGCTAGTTGTTCTGCTGTACGATCTTCCATTTTATTTATCCTTCTAAGGTTGTGATTCGTGCGGTTAATGCTTCTACTTGTGCAGATAGCTCTTGTATTGCTTTTGTTAGTACAGGTATCAATGCGGCCTCTGCTACTTCCTGAGAGCCGTCTTCTCTATCGTCCCAAAGTCTAAAGCCATCTTTAATGCTACTGTCAGCATCTATAGCCGCTTTGACTTCTTGGGCTATAAAGCCGTGGTTAGTGTCAGAGTTTTTAAAGACTTCAGTTGAGTCAGCTTCGTAGGCGCTAAAGGTTTCAGGCAGTTCACCAAGGGTCTTGTACTTAAAAGTACGAGGCTGTAGAGCATTAATAAAGCTGAGACCTGTTGTAGAGTCTACAATGTCTTTCTTGTAGCGTTCGTCAGATACTGTTGCCCAAGTTGCTACACCGTTTTGCGCTCTAATATCCGCAGTCCCGCTACCAAGTGTTGTATAACCGCCTTGCCCACTAACATCCTGTCCAATAACTTGAGCATCAGTAGCGCCTGTAGTGGTGGTATCGGCATAGGCTCCAATAATTACGCACCTACTACCTGTTGCATGACCGACACTATGGTCACCTGCACGATATCCTATGTGTACATTTTCAGCACCTGTAGTTATTGCTTGACCGGCTTCAAAACCAAGACCACAATTTGAGTGTCCTGTAGAGCAATTTGCATAAGAATCTTTACCAACTGCTGTATTTGAAGCGCCTGTGGTGTTTGCGAGTAAAGCAAATTTACCTATTGCTGTGTTGTTATCTGCTGTGGTGTTAGCGGTTAAAGCAAAAGCACCAACTGCTGTGTTATCGCTACCCGTTGTATTTTGACCTAAAGAACCTATCCCAAGAGAAGCATTAGTATTGCCTGTGGTGTTAGCGTCTAGTGCTTCAGAACCAACTGCGGTATTCTGAGTACCTGTGGTGTTTGTGGTTAAAGCACTTCTACCCACTGCTGTGTTGTTAGATGCTGTGGTATTAGAACCTAAAGCGGTCGTGCCAACAGCAGTATTAGCCGCACCTGTAGTGTTACTTTCTAATGCGTCTGCACCAATAGCTACATTATGAGACGAAGTTGTACTGGCGGTTAAAGCATTTTTACCGAATGCTGCATTATCAACCCCTGTAGTGTTTGCGTCTAAAGCTGACTTACCAACTGCGGTATTGTTAGATGCTGTAGTATTAGCAAATAGGGCATCTTGACCAACTGCTACGTTAGAACCACCAGTTGTATTTGTATATAAACTATTTAAACCAAAAGCTGAATTACTAGCA